GGCATGGGTGGTTCCTCGATCAGGGCGGGTTCGATGGCGGTGGCGGGGGTGCCCTGGTCTCCCTCGCCCCGGATCACCGCCAGGCCGTCCACCGGGACCGGCACCAGGGAGATCTCGTAGGGCTCCCAATCCACCGCGCGATGGATGGTCTGGCCGGTGGTGGCGTCGGGCCGGGGCTCGTAGCGATGCACGCGATAGCCGACGCTGACAGACTGCAGCGTGCCGTCGGCGACCCGCTGCCAGACCGGCTCGACATCCCCGGCGGTGCTGAACTGCAGGGTGGCGTAGCCGCGGCCGGCCTCGATGCGGGCGGCGGTGACCCGGCCCAGCACGTCGCGCGTGCCGGCGCGGCGATGGGTGTCGAGCACCGGGGCGCGGCCGGAGCCAAGTACGTCCATCCGCACCGCCTCCGGGCGCATATCCAGTTCCTCGATAATGGGACCGAGCGGGGGGACGAAGTTGCGGGCCCGGGCGCCGGTGCTCCACACCACCTCGACGGTGCGGGCGGCCCGATCGACCGTGATGGGCGCGGCCAGGGCGCGGCAGGCGACCATCGCACTGTCGGGCAATGCGGCCTCCGGCGCAGGGCTGCCCCGGCTCGGCTCAACTGGTTCGGTCATGTAGTGTCCCTACAGCTGCGGCGGAGCGTCGGGTCGCTGCGGGGCGGCGGCGCCGGTGGCGGCAATCTCCACAGCGGCCATCTGGGCGGCGTCCTGGGCGGAGCCGGACTTGGCGACGCGGCGAGGGTCGGTGTCGAGCGACAGACCGGCATCGTCGAGCAGGGCATTGGCCTCGCGGATCATCTCCACCACCTGGCGGAAGTCGTAGCCGAAGGCGCCGACCGCCTCGGGCTGCGGCACGAAGCCGGCCCGGACCTGGGCGATCAGCGCCGTGGTGTCCTTGAGCGGATCGATCATCTCGTGCGCCGGCGGGACATGGGACATGCCCTCCGGCACCTCGGCGCCCCAGAGCCCGAGCAGCGCGCCCTGGGCATGGAAGCGATCCGCGATGGGCCGCACCAGCATCGGGATGAGCATGCCGTACTGCACCTGCTCGCAGAGCCGGCGGAACTCGATCTTGCCCGCCCGCAAGCTGGAGTAGTTCGCCTGGGTCAGATCGCCCGCGACCTGGTCGTAGGTCAGGCCGGTGCCGACGGCCGAGGCTTCCAGCGCGCGCCGGGCGAAGGCAGCATGCGATCCACCGCCGGAGGGGTTCACCACCTCCACGGATCCCATCCCGCGGCGATACAGGATCATGCCCGGCTCGAAGCTCTCCACGGTGCGGCCCTGGGCATCGTGGAGCAGGCCGGACGCTGGGCCGGTCATGGCCTCGTCGCCATCCTCGGAGACCACGGCGGCGAGGCAGGCCTCGATCTTGGCCTTCATCAGCAGGGCGGCCTCATAGTCGCCGAGGTCGCGTAGGCGGGTCAGCACCGGAGCCAGCCAGGACACGTCCCTTAGCTGGCCGGGCCGGCGCTTGCGGTAGATGTGCAGCACGTCGCGGGCGGGCACCGCCTCGCTGGTGAGGCGGCCACCAGAGGATAGCAGCCAGGAGGCACCGGGATGGATGCGGTGCAGCCAGTAGGCGACGGGCTCACCCACCCCACCGAGGGCGACGCCCTGCAAGGTGGGCAGGCCCTCCACCATGCCGTTCCGGGCGGTGTCGAGGTGGTCGCTTTCCAGCACCTGGAGCCGTAGGCCGATCGGGTTGGCCGGGGTGATCTCCGCCGGCAGCAGCCGGACGAAGCACTCGCCGCTTTCCACTACCGCCCGCATGACCAGGGCCTGGAGGCCATAGAGGTCGAGGCGGCCCTCGGCATCGCAGGCGCTGCTGTCGGACCAGCGACGCCAGGCCTCGGCATGCGGCTTGTCCGGCCAGCGGGTGGTGATGCCGGCGCCGACGGCATTGCCGGTCCAGAGATCGACAATGCGGGCGGCGTAGGGATCGTTGCGGACGGCATCGCGGGCGCGGCGCGCCACGGTGGGGGCTGCGGCGCCGACCTCGGCGGTGGCGCTGCCTCCCGAGGCCGCCCAAGAGGAGGCGCGGCTGTCCTGCGCCGCGGCATAGCCCCGGAACGCCTGCCAGGCATCGCGGAGGCGCCCCATCACTTGGCTCCCCCGCGGGAAAAGCTGGCGAAGGTGACGCTGGGGCGACGTGCGGCGGCGTTCTCCGCCGCGTGCAGGACCGACAGCGCGCGGCCGAGTTCATCCAGGGAGCGGTATTCCACGGTGCGCCCGTCGAAGGTCACGCGCGTCGTGCCGCCGGTGAAGGCGGCGGCCAGCACGGCGGCGCGGGTACCGGCGGGCTGCGCCAACGCCCAGGCGAGGACGGTTGGATCCATGCGCGTCCTCCTGTCAGCGAAGCCAGCCGCTGCGCGGCGCGAGCCAGCCGCGCGGGCGTGCGGTGGTGGTGTTCGCCGCAGCACCATCGGCCGGGCTGGGTGCTGCGGGCTCCGCGGCGGGCAGCGACAGCGCATCCGCCATCCGCGCCCATCGCCCGTCGCCCCAACCATCCATGCCGAGGGCGGCCGCAGCAGCGCGGGCATAGACCCGGCAGTCCAGCGCCTCGTTGCGCTCGCGCGTCTTGACCCATTCCAGCCGGCGAAAGCCGTTGCGGCCGGCGCGGGCGACGAATTGCTCGGCGGTGAGCTGGCGGCAGAATTTCTCGCCGGCAGCATGCAGCGGAAGGTGGACAAAGCCGGGCGGGAACGGATCGCCGCTCTCCGCCGTCGGCCGTTCCAGCTTCAGCCAGCCATAGGTCTCGCCCTTCAGGAAGGACGACCCCACCGGCCAGACCTTCAGCCCGCCCAGCTTGCGGCCGTTCCGCCGCACTTCTGTGGCCGAGGGCTGGCCGATCGCGGCCCGCAGACCGTCCTGGCCCTTCACGGCAATGGCGCGGCCGGCGCCGGCACGGCGCACGAAGCTGTAAACCTCAGCGGTGGTCATGCCGTCGCCGCTGTCGATCGCCGTCATGGCAAGGCCGAGCCGGTGGCCGGAGGCATGCCGCCAAGTCTCGCCCAGCAGGCCGCGGAGCTCATCCCACACCACCGCCTCGAAGGGATTGCCTACCAGGATGCGATGCTCGATCAGCCAGGACTGCCGGTCCTGTGCCCAGGCCCAGATGCTGGCCTCGAGGCGGTCGCGCTGGACGTCGACGCCGGCCGTCAGCAGCAGACCCTCGGCCGCGACCGTACCCGGCGCCCATTCCTCTCGGCGATCGTAGAGCCGCTGCCAGTCCGGCGCCTCGCCGCTCTCCTGCCAGGTCTCGCCCAGCACGGTGTTCCGGAACGTCTTGATGGCGCGGTCGTCGCCCTGGGCTGCCTCCCAATCCCGCACCGCCTGCGACCAGGAGAACCAGCCGACCGGGGAGTAGAGCGCCGAGATGTGGAAGCCGATGGCGTGCGGATCCCCGGCGATGGCGGTGGGACGCCATTCGCCGCCGGCCAGCATGGCCGTCTTGTGCTGCTCACCGATGGCGCCGTCGCAGGCCTCGCACAGGTAGCGGGCGCTGTCCGGCTCGCCCTTGTCCCAGACCAACCGCTCGAAGCGCAGCCACTGCATTGCCGCGCAGTGCGGGCACGGCAGAAAGAACCTCCGCTGGTCGCTGGCCAGATACTCCCGCTCGATGCGCGACAGGCCGGAGATGGTGGGCGTCGAGACCAGCAGCGTCTTGCGCCGCCAGCCAAAGGTGCGCGCCCGCGCCTTGGCCAGCGCGACCGGGTCACCCTCGCCCTCGACGTCGCCGGGATAGGCGTCGACCTCATCGAGGAACAGGAAGCGTGCCGACATGGAACGCAGCCCAACCGCGCTGTTGGCGCCGGTCATCACCAGCTGGCCGCCCGGAAACTCCTTGCTGAGCTGGCGATTGCCGCTGTCCCTGGAGCGCGCTGGCGCGACCCGCTGCCGGATGGCGGGCGTCTCCTCGATCAGCGGGTCGATGCGCTGATCCGAGAAGCGCTTGGCCAGTTCGGTGGTCGGCTGCACCGCCAGCATCGGCCCTGGTGCGTGGTGGATGACGTAGCCGATCCAGTTGTTGCCGCACTCGGTGCCGCCGACCTGCGCGCCCTTCATGAACACGACACGACGGGCGGGATGGGCAGGCGAGAGTGCGTCCATCACGTCGCGCAGGTAGGGTGTGCGCGCCGTCCGCCATGGCCCCGGCTCGGCGCTGCCGCGGGAGCCGAGCATGCGGTGCTTGTCGGCCCAGTCCGAGACCAGCAGCGCCGGCTCGGGCGCCATGCCGTCGCGCCAGGCCTGCAGGATTTCGGCAGCGCCGTCGAAGCTACCGAGCTCGGCGACAATCTGCTCGCCGGTCATCATGCGACCGCCACCCGCAGGTCGTTGCGCTCGGCCAGGTGCTGTCGCAGCCGGGCATCCATCAGCGTCTGCAGCCGATGCGCGTCGACGCCGAGTTCGGCTGCCAGTTCCGCGGCGATCCGGGCCGGCCAGGCGAGGATGGCATCGCGCTCCTCCTTGGCCAGCCGGTGCACCAGCATCAGCGCCCGGGCCTTCTCGACCAGCTGGCCGCGACGCTCATCGAGCCGGAGCTTGCGCTCCTGCGCCTTGAGCATCTCGTTGGCGGTGCGCGCATTGTGGAAGCTGCTACCTCCTAAGGATGGCGTGGGCAGCGGCTCCGGCATGGGCGGCGCGATGGCCGGCCGCGGCGGGGGCGGCGGTGGCGAGGGCTGTGCCGATACCTGCGCCACCATGGTCGCCGTCTTGCGCATCGGGTCGCTGCTCGCGGCCAGCCGCGCGCGAACCTTCTCGACGTCCCAGCCGCCGCCCGGCTCCTGCGCGATGCGGCCGGACTGGGCGGCCTTCTGCAGTGCAGTGTGCGAGATTCCGAGCCGGCGCGCCACCTCGCGCTGCGAGGGCACCAGCGCTGCAGGATTGGCCGCGATCATGATGTGATCGAGCGCCTCCAAACATAGCAATGATCGAACCGCGCGATGCGCTTGGCTCGGGCGCGGCACAGCGCGAATGGTCCGTCACACGCAGGGGATGCCCTGCACCACAACGGAGACAACCATGACTGACCGCGAAGCCCGCGCCGCCCGCAACCAGGAGAACAGCCTGGCCGCCTTCCTGGCCAAGAAGGCCGAGTTCGACGCACTTCTCGCGGAGCTGCAGCAGGCCAGCGCGGACCATTTCGGCGTGGACCCCGAGACGGTGCTTTGGGGCGAGGCGGCTTGGCTTTCGGATGCTACCGCGAAGCTGAAGGACATCGCAGACCAGCATTTCCGCCGCGGCGAATACGCAGCCTGACGCGGGCCGCTCCCGCGCCGCCCCGGCCGGGTTCAGCCTGGCGGGGCTCCCGGCAGTAGGGGCCGATGACCGGCGCCCGGAACCGGAGACCACCACGATGACCAAGCTTTCCGACACCCAGCGCGTGATCCTCAGCGCCGCCGCGCAGCACGCGATGGGCCTTGCCCGCGCGCCCAAGGCCTTGCCGGCCGCCGCGCGGAACGCGGTGTTCCGCAGCCTGATCAAGAACAACCTGCTCACCGAGATCAACGCCCCGCGGGAGCATGTCGGGCTTGGCTGGCGCCAGGATGAGGACGGGACCTGGATCGTGGCGCGCATCACGGACGAGGGCCTGCGCGCCATCGGCATCGACCCGAACGAGGGCGACGCGGAGGCCAACACGGCGCCGACGGGCGCGGAGGACCCCGGGCCGCAGGGTGAGGACGCCCCGCCGCCTGAAGCCGTCCAGGCCGCGCCACTGACGGAGGAGATTGCCCTGCTGGACCAGGCCCTCGCGGCACCCACTGCCAAGGTCCGCGCCAACCTGCGCGACGCCGCCGCAGCGATCCTCACCGCCTGGGACGATGGGGCCAACCGCGAAGGCGGCATGATCTGCGCTCTCGACGCGCCGATGGAGGCCCTGCGCGCGCTGCTCGCCGGCAAGCCCGCCCGCATGCCGCGAGAGCCGGGCGCCCCACGCAAGCAGCGCGAGGGCACGAAGCAGGAGCAGGTGCTGGCGATGCTGCGCCGGCCCGAGGGCGCCACGGTCGCCCAGATCGCCGAGGCCACGGGCTGGGCTCAGCACACGGTGCGCGGCTTCTTCGCAGGGCTGAAGAAACGGCAGAGGATCGAGGTGAAGGTGTTGGAGCGCATCCGCCAAGTCGGACCGAACAGGGCGGGCGCCCGAGGATCCTATTCAGTTTACACCATCGGGAAGTAGGCTGATTTGCTCAGTGGACGACCGCCTAGCAGCAGGACTTGCCCAGGCGGCGTCGCACGCCGCATCTGAATTCTCTTTCTCAGCATGATTGCGCCCAGCATGCACTGCTGGACCAATCAGACGGTGGCCAAGCCTGCACGAGCCACGCCAAATAAGACTCACACTGAGGCGATCGACGGGCGTAGCTTGATGCCTGAGACTGGCAGCCATCCAGGCCGAACTGATCGATACTTGGCATCATCGGCCATATTTGGTTGTTGTCGTGAGTGCGATAATTCTTGCTCAAGCTGCGCCAGCTTGGTGTTGGGCAGCGGCGTCCGATCTAAATCAAGATTGGGGAGGCTGCTATGGCACTTTCAAACTCAAACCAAGATTACAACAATTGCGTCGCGAACTGCAAAGCGCTCTTCCCGAACAGCGAAGCAGCGCTTGTCGCCTGCATAAACGGCTGTGCAAAGGTCAATAGCCCAGCTGACGCAGGAATCTTTACGGATCTCGCAACAATCGAGACCGAACTTCGAAAGAAGGGTCGGCAGCAATACTGCAGCGAAGTGAGAGTTGCGGGGAAGAAGGCCCTGAGCCAGATTCCGGATGAAAGGGACCTCACCAAGCTTGATCCGATTTCCCGCACATACATCCAACGAACATCGCTATTTGTTCAGAACGCGGTGCGACTTCCTGACACGGATGATGCCGCGCTCTTACAGCTCATTCACGATGCGGCGTGGGTAAAGCTGACCGCAGATTTGGCTGGCGCTGTCATCGCGAGAATGAACGATGGTGGAGGCACCGGGGGGGCAACGTGTGCGACGCGGTGCCGGTCCGAGTACGACCAGTGCATGTCGGAGAATGACTGCTCGTATTCCTTCTTTTGTCTCTGTTGCGTCCCTTGCAGCCTTCAGTACGGCGGTTGCATGGCTCGGTGCGTGGTCGGAGCAGGCGGGTTCGGTGGCCTTGTCATCGCCTGACGTTTTGCCAGAGCAAACCCGGCGCGCTGTCGAATGCACGATCTTCACCCGCTAGCATTGCTGCCTTGCCAGTGAGGTTCTGCCACCGCTGGATCGCCACATCGACATAGCGAGGGTCGATGTCCACCGCGTGGCAAATCCGCCCGGTCGTCTCGGCGGCGATCAGCGTTGTGCCGCTGCCGAGGAAGGGATCGTAGATCGCCTCGCCAGCCGCGCTGTTGTTGATGATCGGGCGACGCATGCACTCCACCGGCTTCTGGGTACCGTGCACCGTGGCGGCATCCTCGTCGCCACCGTTCGAGATGGCCCAGAGCGTCGCCTGGTCCCGCGCACCCTGCCAGTGGCCGGTCGCGCCCTTGCGGACCGCATAGAGGCAGGGCTCGTGCTGCCAGTGGTTGTCCCCACGCCCCAGCACGAAGCGGGACTTCGCCCAGACGATTTGGCTGCGGATCACGAAGCCGGTCGCCTCGAGGCTGTCGATCACCGTGCGGCTGTGCACGCCGGCGTGCCAGACATAGGCGACGTCGCCGGGGAACAGGGCCCAAGCCTGGCGCCAGTCGGCGCGGTCGTCATTTGCCACCTTCCCGGTGCGCATGGTCGTCGAGACGCCGGCCTCGTTCCGCCATTCCGGATCGTAGTTCACGCCATAGGGCGGGTCGGTGATCATCAGATGCGGCTTGGCGCCGTCGAGCAGCCGGGTGACATCGGGCGCAGACGTGGCATCGCCGCAGAGCAGCCGATGCGGCCCGAGCTGCCACAGGTCGCCGGGACGGGTGACCGGTACAACCGGCGGCTCGGGCGCCGGCGCGTCGGGATCGCCGGCGGCAGGCGGGGCGTCGCCCGCGGCGTCTGCCAGCAGCCGATCCAGTGCCGCCTGGTCGAAGCCGATCAGGCCGAGGTCGAATTCGTCGGCGCGCAGCTCCAGCAGTTCGGCGGCGAGCAAGCTCTCGTCCCAGGTTGAGTTCAGTGCCAGCTGGTTGTCCGCCAGCCGGAAGGCTCGCGCCTGCGCCTCCGTCAAATGTCCAAGCCGGATGGCGGGAACCGCGTCGAGCCCGAGGGCCTTCGCGGCCAGCACGCGACCATGTCCGGCAATCAGCACGCCGGCATCGTCCACCAGCACCGGCACGTTGAAGCCGAACTCGGCGATAGACGCCGCCAGCTGCGCCACCTGCTCAGTGGGATGCATCCGCGCATTGGCAGCATAAGCCGCGAGCGATGCCACCGGCATCATCTCCATCTGAAGGTCAGGCCGCATCGGCGGTGGTCTCCGTGCGCGCTGCGGCGATGGCGTCGTAGCCGCGGCCGTCATCGGCCAGCGTGACCGGCAGGTCCGGATGCAGCACCCGCCAGCGTGCCACGGCCAGGTCGACATAGGCCGGTGCCAGCTCGATGGCGCGCACGCGGCGTCCGGTGCGCTGGCCCGCCAGGATCGTGGTGCCGCTGCCGCCGAAGGGCTCGACCACCACCTCGCCCTGGTCCGTGTAGGTCCGCATCAGGAACTCCGGCAGCACGACCGGGAAGACCGCGGGGTGCTCGGTCTCGATGCCGCGGCCCTTGTGGCGCGTCAGGCGCAGCACATTGTCCGGGATCCGGAAGTCCTGCACCGGCAGGCCGGCATGCTGGTACTCGGAGATGGTGCCGTCGGCGGCGCGGAGGCCGCTGCCCTTGTTCGGCGTGCCGGCCCATTTGCAGGGCACGATCTTGTTCGCCTGCCGGGACTGGCGGTTGAAGTGAAAGACGAACTCGAAGGCAGGGGCGAGCCGGCCGTTCCAGTCGCCGGGCAGGCCGGGCCCCTGGTCCCAGGTGTAGAGGCCAAAGCGGCGCCAGCCGCGGGCGCGCATCCAATCGAGCCAGCCGGACCAATAGGGCTGCCATTCATTGTCGCGATGGATCAGCCCGAGGTTCACCAGCACCTGGCCGTCTGGCCGCATGGCCGCGTCGAGATGCTGGAACACGCCCTGCATCAGGGCGTCCCAATTCGTGCCGCCACCGGTGGTGTAGTCGCGCTGGTTCCCATAGGGCGGCGAGGTGAAGAGCAGCGCGGCGCGGTCGTCGCCCATCACGCGCGCCACAGTGGCGGCGTCGGTGCTGTCGCCGCAGAGCAGGCGGTGCTCGCCGAGCAGCCAGAGATCGCCAGGCCGGGTGACCGCCTGACGCGGCGGCTCCGGTTCGGCGTCCGCAGGGTCGGAAGCACTGCTTCCGACGCGAAGCTCGTCCGCCGGCGCGTCGTTGCCAGGGGCGTCGGCGCTGGCAACGGCCGGGCTGGCAAGTGGCCCGTTGCCAGGGTCAGTTGCCACCGGCTCCATGCCGGCCAGCAGCCGGTCGAGCTCACCCGCGTCGAACCCGGTCAGCGCCAGATCGATGCCGCCCATCTCCTGCAGCTTGGCGACCTCCGCCGCTAGCAGTGCCTCGTCCCAGCCGGCATTCAACGCGATGCGGTTGTCGGCCAGGCGGTAGGCGGCCTTCTGAGCCGCGGTCAGGCCGGCGCGGGTGATAGTGGGGACCGTCTCGAGACCCAGGGATTTGGCGGCTTGCAGCCGGCCGTGGCCGGCGATGACTTCGCCGCGCTCGTCGATGAGCACCGGCGCCACGAAGCCGAATTCCAGAATGCTGGCCGCGATCTGCGCCACCTGCCCGGCGGAATGCGTGCGCGCATTCCCGGCATAGGGCAACAGTGCGGCGACCGCGCGCGCCTCGACGGCGCTCGCAGACCATGGGGCCTGGGGCATGCGCACCTGCTGGAAACGATGGTGGAGGTGAGGAGAGCCAGCCGGTCGGGCTGGCAACGTGGCGCCGTGGCAACCTGGAAAAATGGCCTGGCGCTAGGAATGTTGCGCGCTTCCGCCCCCCGCATACAGCGGGGCCAGGAAGGACCCTGCGGCTCGAGAGCCACAGTGGCTGATCAGCTGGCGAGTGGCTCGAGAGCCGCGGTGCTCGACGCACCTTCTTGACGTGTCATCATCATAGCCAACTCGATTTGCGCGCCGCCATGGGGTGAATTGTAACGCCGCGGGCAGCCGTGCAAACATGCTACCTAGCGCTCGGTCGCCCTCCGCTAGCCACAATCTGGCAGCGTCGCGGCGGTCCAATTGCGGCGGCAAAGTCAAACTTCATCGGAGGCTATACCATGCCCGAACTCGTCGTCGGGGGCCGGAGGGTGCGATTTACCGACGTGGGCTCCGGCGAGCCAGTGGTACTTCTGCACGCCGCGTCTGGCTCCGCCGGCCAGTGGCGGGCTCTCGCTGCAACTCTTCTTGCCCGCGGCGGGCTGCGCGTGCTCGCGGTGGACCTGCAAGGCTACGGTGGCAGCGCGTCCTGGGACCCGCGCGACGCCCTGCACCTGGAGGACGAGTTCGCTCCGCTGCGTGCTGTCATTGCCCACGCTGGCGGCGGACCCGTCCACTTGGTCGGGCATTCCTACGGCGGGATGCTGGCGCTGCGGCTCGCGCTTGCCGACCCTGCGCTACCACCGCTAAGCCTTGCGCTCGCCGAGCCGGTGGCGTTCTGGCTGCTGCGCGGGATCGGCGAGCATTCCGCCTACGCCGAGATCCGCGCCGTCGCAGAAGCCTTCTGCGCGGTGTTCGACGCTGGAGACGCTGTGGGCGCCGTCGCACCCTACATCGACTATTGGGGTGGGCCGGGCGCCTGGGCGGCGCTGCCCGAGGCTGTGCGGGCCTACGCGCTCACGACAGCTGGCAAAGTGCGTCGCGAATGGGCGGTCGCCCTGGGCGACGTAGACGCGGGCGCCCCTCTTGCCGATCTCGCGCGCCTACGCGGCGTACCCACGCTTCTGCTTTGCGGCGAGCAAACCAGAGAGCCGACGCGCCGCATCATCAACCTGCTGCGTGGTGCGGTCGCCGGCGTCGAGGTCGTCGAGGTCCCAGGGGCGGGCCATTTGGCGCCTGTCACTCACCCAACACTTGTGAACACTGCGATCGAGGCCCATTTGGCGCGCCTGCTGCAGTAAAGGCAGGCAGGACACACCTTTGCGCGTATCCCCCGGCGCGAGGCAGTTGACCCAAAGTGATGGCGACGACGCACGGCACGACCGTCGCGGCCGTTTGCGCGCCTTGCCAGATTTCGCCGGCGGTTCCTCGCACGGCGCCCGCGGCGGGCGTTACGCCGCCCGTTGCCGCGGCACGAGCCCGAAGTGCACGAACAGCATGCCAAGGGCGCCCAAGAGGATGCCCTGCGCCACGGGCCCATGCACAGGGCGTCCGCCCCACCCCTGGCGCTGTGCCCATTCCCTGACCGACATCTCGAGTCCCACGACAAACCAGACGCAGGAGCCGGCTGGACTGTCCTGCCCACCCAGCGCATCCAGCGCCGCGAACACACGGCGGCGTGCATTGAGTTGGCGATTCGACACCTTGTCGCTGGTCGATCCCGGCATGCAGCTTCACGCAGCCCGCCTGCGCCGCAGGCTGCGCATCCCCGACCCGGCGCCGTAGCGACCACCAGCATCCCGGTCGCCCCCGTGTCCGCCAGCGGCCCTGACGAGTCCGCCAGAGGCCTCTGGTGGCGTCGCCGGCGGGATGGGTGGCGGCGAGCCCCAGCATCGGCTCCTGCGGCCATCCGGGGCGCCGTGCGGGCGTGGTGCAGTTCAGCGCCGGCGCTGCGCTACGCCGCCATGCGTGGTCGCGGGATCAGCCCGAAGTGCATCGCCAGCACAGCCAGCGCTGTGGTAAACATGCCTTGCGCCTGGGCAGGCGCGACGGGGCGTCCCTGCCAGCCCTGCTGCGATCCCCATTCACGGATCGAGCACTCCAAGCCGAGCACGTGCCAGACGGCAGAGCCGCCCGGGCTGTGCACCCCGCCCAGGGCATCCATCGCGGACAGCACCCGCTGCCGGGCCGAGACCTGGCGCTCGGTCATGGTGTCGGCAGAGGCGCCGGGGATTCGGAGCAGCTGCGTGGTGCGCATGCCATCCAGTGCGGCGGCACGAAACTGCGTGCGGAACATCGCGCCGGCCTCGTGCATCTCCGGGGTGATGGTGCCGTTGCCGAGCATGGCGGCGATCGAGTCCACCGCGCGACGATGCTGCACGGGTGTTCCGGTGTCGGGATCGGCGTCACGGATGGGCTCGCTGAACCCGCCATGCTGGAGACGCCAGCGCGAGGGCTTGGACAGTTCTTCCAGGGTCGGGACGTGACGCTTGCTGCGTTTGGCCATTGTGCTTGCCTCCTATCGGCTGCTCTGGCTGGCGTGCGCGGCCATGAGGGCGCGCTGCTGGGCTCGCTCGCGCTTCTCCCTCTCCCAATCCTCCCGATGGTCGATGCGCGACTCCTCTGTCTCGCGATCCATGTGCTTGCCCTCTCCATGCCTGGCGAATGCAATGAGCGCATTGCCGAGACGCTCGGTCCGATCGGCCTGATAGAGGGTGGCCCGGGTGAGCAGAAACGGCTCGACATAGGCGCTGTTGAACGGCAGCCAGTCCGTCGCCTCCGCCACCCAGATCTCGGCAAAGCTGGTCTCGCCCTCACCGAGTTCGACGTAGCGCCCGCCATCGGGCGTGGGATAGGCGCGCATCTCGCCAATGGGGAACATGTCGTCGCCGATGGTGACCTGCGCGGTGGCGTAGCCAAGGACCGCCAGCGTCGCTTTGTTCCAGTCCATGCCCTTGCAGCGCCGTTCGCGGATCGCGAGGAGCCAGGGTGGCGCGGCCTCCGTTGAGAACCTCCCAGCGTGGAACATCGTGATGGTGTTGTCGGATTCCATGAAGCTCTCCGAGCTCGAGTTGCGGCACCGCGGCTGCGATGCCGGTCATGCCGCGGCCGGGTTGGGCTGAGCGGCTTCCATGCGGTGGGACAGCGCCATGAGGCGGGCGCGGCCATGGGTGATGCGCTGCGCCAGGGCAGCGTCGAGCCGGGCGCTGAGCGCGGTGAGGCGCGCGCGGGCGTCGGCAATGGGGGGTGTCGCAGGCTGCGGGGTTGCGCCGCCGATCATCTCGAAATGGGCGAGCGGCCCGAGCTTGGCTTCAAGCCAGGCGCGCGGATCCGGGATCAGCACCAAGTCAAACCGCGCCGTCCGGTCCTTCTGCCCTGGCCCGGCCGGGCGGTAGGCGACAACCGAGGAGGAGGGGGACAAATTGCTCTTAGTACTACTGTGTCATAAACTACGACTTTGGTTGAGGCGTCTGCAGCACGGGCAGCGTGGCAGGTTGCGCGCGAGTGTGCGGGCGATCCTGAACCGCATGGTGGTGATGGAGTTGGCGACATGCCG